CGCCGAAAAAGACGAGGCCACGATCGAGACGGTCTTTGAAGTCGGCGACCTGATTGAGCAGAACAAAAAGCAATACGCGGACACGGACGAGCGTGCCCGGTACGGCGAGTGGAGCAAGGTCGCGTCGATACCGATGGCTTTGTTCTACAGGCTAAAGGCAAAGGGGATCATTGACGATCCGGCGGCGATGAAGCGCTGGCTTAACGACCCCGATAACAGATTTTTTCGCACGCGTCCGGGGCGTGTATGAGCAGGTCCATAGCGATATTGGTCCCTGCTCGGGATACGGTGATGACCTCGTTTGCGTACGACATGGCGCGGGCGATGAGTTACCACACAGCGACGACAGACGACCGTGTTCTGCTCTTCACGAGCCACGGGACTCTAATCGCCTCTCAGCGGATGGAGCTTGCGCGTCAAGCACTCGAGGAGAAGGCGGACTATCTCCTCTGGCTTGACTCAGACATGCGGTTCCCGAAGGAAACGATCGGGCACCTCATCCTGCGCGATAAGCCCATCGTGGCCGCGAATTATTCCACGCGCCGGATGCCGGTGAAGCCGGTGGCGATGATGGACGGCGGCGGGAAGATTGACCGGGTATATACCGGCCCAGAGTCCGAGGGCCTGCAAAGTGTCGACTATGTCGGCATGGGCGTGATGATGACGAAGCGCGAGGTGTTTGAAAAACTCGACGCGCCGTGGTTTGCGATCCCCTACTCAACGGTCGGGAATCACTACATCGGCGAGGATGTCTTCTTTTGCCGCAAGGCGAGAGAGGCAGGGTACGAGATAACGCTGGACCATGACCTCTCGCAGCACGTAAAACATATCGGCACCTTTGAGTATTCTCACGAGGGTGCCTGGGCGGTGAAGGAACAGGTGGACGGTGGCTCTAACATCATACACAGCGCTCAAGTCTAGCGTCGCCGACTGGCTTAACCGCGACGACCTCACGTCGGTGATCCCCGACTTCATCTCGCTCGCAGAGGCGCAGATGGAGCGGAGGCTACCGACGCAAAAGATGGTCAAGCGCTCCACGGCGACGATCGACACGCCGTTCTCTGCGCTGCCGTCTGACTTTCTTTCGTGTAAGGCCCTGATCCTGACCAGCACGTCTCCGGTGCAGCAGCTCGTGTTCTTGTCGGAGGACGAGGTAGACGCAAAAAAATACGTCTACAACGCCACCGGCAAGCCGAAGTATTTTTCGCTGATCGGGAACCAGATAGAGGTCATGCCAGCGCCTGACACCAGCTACACGGCCGAGCTCACCTACGTGGCGACGCTCGCGAAGCTCTCGGACAGTAACGCATCTAACTGGGTCCTCGAGCGCCACCCCGACGTGTATCTCTACGGGTCGCTCCTACAGGCGGCGCCGTACCTGCGCGACGATGAGCGCATAGGGGTCTGGTCTGGTTTGTACCAGTCCGCGATGGAAGAGATGATGCTGCAAAACGAACGCGCCGCCTTTAGCCAAGGCCGCACCGCAATGACCGTCAAACCGACGAGGGTGATCCCGTGAGTGCATTTTCTAATTACCTTGAGACCAAGATCCTCCAGCACGTGTTGACAAATACGTCTTACACGTCGCCGACGACGGTGTACCTGGGCCTGCACACCGCAGACCCGACCGACGCCGGGACGGGCACGGAGGTGAGCGGCGGATCTTATGCGCGCCAGTCGTGCGCCTTTACGGTGACGGGAGACACGGGCAGCAACACGAGCGCCGTAGAGTTCCCGACCGCGACGGCGTCGTGGGGCACCGTCGGCTGGATCGCCGTCTGGGACAACGTCACGGGCGGGAATCTGTTATTTCACGGCGCGCTGACCTCGAGCAAGACGATCGCCTCGGGCGACGTGTTTCGGGTCCCGGCGGGCGACCTTGATATTACGTTGAACTAATCAATGGCAGGCTACGGCTCTGGTTTATATGGCCGTGGCAGGTATGGCATCGACCCTAAAGAGGGCGCTGCCACACTAAACGCGACCGCGGCCCTGTCCTGCATCGGCAGGCGGGTCCAGTTTGGGGCGGCGGCCCTAAACGGCGCCGCGACGGTGACGGCGGTCGGGGTAAGGGTAAGGCTCGCGGCGTCGGCGTTATCGGCGTCCGCGAGCCAGTCGGCGTCGGCGCTGATCGTCAAGGACGGCGCCGCGGCACTGAACGGCGCGGCGTCGGTGACGTGCGCCGCAAAGATCGTCAAAGACGGCGCCGCTGCGCTGTCTGGGGCGGCCACTCTGGCCTCGGCGGCGACCAGAGTACGGCTCGGGGACGCCGCGCTGAGTGCCAGCGCGTCGCTCTCCGCGGATTATCGCCGCGTCAGGCTCGCGAGCGCCGCGGTCTCTGCCGCCGCGAGCGTATCCGCCTCGGGGGTGCGCGTCGCAGACGGCGCGGCGGCCCTGTCTGGGTCGGCCACGCAGACAGCGACCGCGAAGGTCATCTACCTAGACAGCGCCGCCTTAGTCGGCGCGGCGACGGTGGGGGCCTCTGGGGTCCTGGTACAGAGCGCCGCCTGTGCGGCCTCTGCGGCGGCGACGATGGTGGCCTCCGGGCGCCTCAAGTGGCAGACAGAGCCCGACACGCCAGAGACGTGGACGGCGCAGGGGGACACGGCAGAGAGCTGGAGCGCCGCGAGCGACACGGTCGTCGCGTGGACCCCGGCGAGTGACACGGCAGAGACATGGGCGCCGGCGAGTGATACGGCGAAGACTTGGACGCAGAAGACACACCCGGCCTATTTACAGGCCGCTTGAGGTAACTAGACATGGCTGATACGACAACCACCAACCTGGGCCTGACGAAGCCGGAGGTCGGCGCGTCTGCCGATACCTGGGGCGGGAAGCTCAACACCAACCTCGACACCATCGACGGGATCTTTGCGGGCGCCGGTAGCGGCACCTCGGTGGGCCTAAACGTCGGCACCGGAAAGACCCTCACCGTGGGCGGCACGCAGAACATGTCTGCGCTGACGGCCTCGACCGCGTTGGCGCTCGACGCCAGCAAAAATGTCGTGAGCGTCACGAACACCGGCACCGGAAACAACGTGCTATCTGCCTCCCCGACGTTTACCGGGACGATCAGCGGAGCCGCCGCGAGCCTCTCCGGCAACCTCACCTTCTCGTCCACCGCCCAGCGCATCACGGGCGACTTTAGCAACGCGACGTTAAGCAATCGGCTGGCGTTTCAGACCAGCACGACGAATGGCAATACTACAGTTAGCGCAATTCCTAATGGAACCGCAACAGTTAGCGGATTTCGCGCTTTTGGTGGATCAGATGTTGCAAATACATCGTTTCTTACGTTACTTCAAGTAGGTTCATCGGATAGCAGAATTCTTTCCGAATTATCGGGAACTGGTTCTTATACGCCGATGACCTTCTATACCAGCGGCGCCGAGCGTATGCGGCTGGACACGTCGGGGAATCTGCTTCTTGGCACGGCGACCGGGCTTGCTGGAAGCCGACTCACAGTTGTGGGTGGCGGCACACAGTTAAGCGGCGGCACTACCGCGCAAGAAGGCGTGCGTATTCAGCGTGCGACTGGGTACGCGACCTTTACCGGCATTAACAACGACAACAACGCCTACAACGGTTTGCAGTTTTTTACGAGCGCAAGCGCGGCGGTTACGATTGACACCTCCAACAACGTCGGGATTGGTACTACGTCGCCTGCAAGCAAATTTAATGTTGGTGGTGGGCGCTCTAATTTTGGCGCGAATAGCGAAGTTTACTCTATTGCCGTTGGATATACCCAAGCCAGATGCAATGCAGGTCAAACGTATTACATTGGCGCAACTGACAGCGCAACGCCGGATTTAGTGTTCAGCAATGCTGCCGGTACAGAGCGTATGCGGCTGGATACGTCGGGGAATCTGGGAATTGGTACTGGGTCGCCTGCGGGAAAGTTAGATGTTTCGTCATCTAGCAATAACATTGTTATATCCAGATCAACTGGAGGTTACGCCGCATTTCAACGTGTTGCTCCAACAGGGCAACAGGTATACGACTTTTATACGGTTAACAACGTAGAAGTCGCTCGTATTACGGCTGACGGTAGTAACATTCTTACGTTCTCTACTGGGTCAAGCGCCGCCGAACGCATGCGCATTGACTCCAGCGGCAACGTCGGGATTGGCGGGACGGCACAGGCGTATTCTCGTCTTAATTTACTTGGAACATATCCAACATCCAGCAACGCGACTCAAGTTGTACGTTTAGACGGCACAATTCCAAGCGGCACAACGGCTAGTTATCGTAGTTTTTTGTCTCGCCCAGTAACGCAAGCAACAGCGTTTACTTTAACCAATCTTATCCATTTTGAAGCAGACCCTCAAACTTTGGGTGCAGGGTCAGTCGTAACCAATCAATATGGATTTTCTGTTGCAGATAGCCTCACCGGAGCCACCAACAACTACGGCTTCTACAGCAACATCGCCTCTGGCTCAAACCGCTGGAACTTCTATGCAGCGGGGACGGCGCGGAACTACTTTGCTGGTAGCGTTTCTGTTGGAACAACGACTGATCCGGGCGAAGGAAGCATTATTGTTCCGCTTGCAAAAGCGTTTTACACATATACAACAAACTACGGAATCGGAACGCCAAACAGTAGCGGCTTGCAGATATTTACCGCAGACAGCGATTTTATAGCATTTCAGCACAAAAACGGCGTAACGGTTACCGAGAGAATGCGGGTCAGCGCTACCGGTGAAGTGTTGGTCGGCGGAAACACCGACAACGGCGCATACAATCTTCAATGCAACGGCACAGGCGTATGGGGTGCGGGTGCTTACGTCAACGGCTCTGACGCACGGCTGAAGGACAACATCCAATCGCTTGATTCGGGTCTTGATGTCGTCAAGGCTATGCGTCCGGTGACGTTCCAATACAAGCCGGATTACAGTAAGGATCAAAGCGTACAGCCCGGTTTCATCGCGCAGGAATTGCAGACTGCGATGGCGGGCAAGGCGTACCTTGAGGGCGTGGTGCAGGAAGGGCCGAACCACCTTAACGTGGCGTATCAAAGCATCATCCCGATTCTGGTCAAGGCGATCCAAGAGTTGGAAGCCAAAGTTGCGTCATTGGAAGGAAAATAATGGACATCACACTCAAACTCACCGTCGATGAAATTAATGCCGTGCTTCAGACCCTCGGGCAACTCCCGACAAGCAGCGGCGCGTGGCCCTTGGTCGTTAAGATCAAAGAGCAATCCGAATCACAGTTGAAGGAGCAGAGCAATGGCTAACTGGAAAATTGAGAGCATGGTCGTGAAGCCGGTAGACGGCTCGCACACGGACGTTGTGGTGACGGCGGCATGGCGCTGCACGGCGGTAGATGGCGACCACTCTGCCAGCAACTACGGCAGCATGGGCTTCGCCTCACCAAGCGGCGACTTCATCGCGTATCCCGATCTCACCGAAGCGGATGTCCTCGGCTGGGTCTGGGCAAACGGCGTGGACAAGGATGAGGTTGAGGCGAACGTGGCGCGGGAACTGGATATGCAGGTCAACCCGCCGACGGTGGCAAAAGACCTGCCCTGGTAGAGGCAAATGGATATTCAGGTCCTTTTCAATATCGTGGTCGGCCTCGCCGGCGTCTTCGGCGGGTGGATTCTTAACAACATCTCCCGCTCCATCGAGAAGCTGGACGAGGACGTCAGGAACATGCCCCTGACCTACGTGACCCAGAATCACTACCAGCGCGATATTGACGAGATCAAGTCCATGCTGCGGCTCATCTTTGACCGTCTTGAGAACAAGGCCGACAAATAATGCTGCTACCGATCAACATCCAGCCCGGCGTCTATCGCAACGGCACCGACTACCAGAGCAAGGGCCGCTGGCGCGACGCCAGCCTCGTGCGCTGGTACGAGGCCACCATGCGCCCCGTGGGCGGGTGGCGCAAGCGCTCGAGCAGCCAGATGACCGGCCTCTGCCGTGGCCTCATCGCGTGGCGCACCAACGCCAACGTACGCTGGATCGGGCTCGGGACGCACAGCAAGCTCTACGCGATGAGCGAGTCGGGGACCCTGACCGACATCACCCCGACCTCTGGCTTCACGCCGGGGCAGGCGGACGCGACCCTCAACCTTGGCTACGGCGGCGGCGCGTATGGTTACTTTGCCTACGGCACCCCGCGGCCAGACACCGGGACCGCGACCCCGGCGACGACCTGGAGCATGGACAACTGGGGCGAATATCTCCTCGCCTGCTCTAACGCCGACGGCAAGATCCTGGAATGGCAACTCAACACCGGCGTGAAGGCCGCGGCGCTCACTAACGCCCCGACCAGCAACAAGGCCGTCCTCGTGACGGCGGAGCGGTTTGTGTTCGCGCTCGGCGCCGGCGGCAACGCCCGCAAGGTGCAGTGGAGCGACCAAGAAGACAACACCATGTGGACCCCCGCCGTGACCAACCAGGCGGGAGACATCGAGCTCGAGACGGTCGGGTCGATCGTCGCCGGCAAGCGCCTCCGCGGCGTGAACCTGATCTTCACCGACGTGGACGTACACACGGCTCAATACCAGGGGCCACCGTACGTGTATGGCTTTGAGCGGATCGCGACCGGCTGCGGCTTGATGAGCGCGCAGGCCGTGGCGGCGGTGGAGTCGGTCGCGTACTGGTGGGGCCCGGCGGGCTTCTTCATGTACGACGGCTTCGTGCGCCCCCTCAAGTGCGAGGTCCTAGACTACGTGGTCGGCAACCTCTCGCAGCAGCAGCGATCCAAGGTCTACGCGGTCGCGAATAATCAATTTGGCGAGGTCTGGTGGTTCTACCCGAGCGCCGCCAACACCGAGAACGACTCTTACGTGGTCTATAACTACCGCGAGAACCACTGGACCATCGGGTCTCTGGCGCGCACGGCGGGCACCGACCGCGGCGTCTTCACGTACCCGATCATGGTCTCGGCAGACGGCTACGTCTACGAGCACGAGGTCGGCGTGGCCTACGACGGCGCGACGCCCTACGCGCAGACCGGGCCGATTGAGTTTGGCAACGGCGACAAGATCATGGTCGCGCGGCAACTGATCGCCGACGAGAAGACCCAAGGGTCGGTGGGGGTACAGTTCAAGACGCGCTTCACGCCCCTCGGGAGCGAGGTCGTCAAGACCTACACGATCGACAGCCCCTACACGCCGGTGCGCTTCTCTGGGCGCCAGATCGAGATGAAGATCACGGGCGATACCCTGACCGACTGGCGCGTCGGGACGATGCGGCTGGATGCGGTCGCGGGCGGCGAGCGATGAGCGACGTTGAGGGCATAGAATACGTCGCACCCTTCCGCGAGCTCATAGAGCGTGCGCTGGCGGAAGGGTACGGGCAACTGAACTATGACGACATCGTCCAGGGGATCAACCGCGGCGAGTACCAGTTTTGGACCGCCAGCAACTCCTGCGTCATCACGACGATAGACATTTTCCCGCGCCTGAAGCAGCTCACGATCATCATCGGCGCCGGGGACTTGGAAGAGATCGACGCGGTCATCAGGCCGGTGATCGAGACCTGGGCCAAGTCCATCGGCTGCGAGGCGCTGATTATCTTTGGCCGCCCCGGATGGCAGAGGGCGCTTGAGGGCTACAAACGCACCGCGGTGGTGCTGGAAAAAAGACTATGAGTAACCTGTTTAAGTCCAAGAAGACCGAGACCCAGAAGACGGAGATAGACCCGGCGGTCTATCAAAACGTCCTCGCAAACATTGAGTTGGCAAACCAGCTGGCCTCGGTGCCGTTTACGCCCTACCAGGGGCTCCTCACGGCGCCCTTCACGCAGGACTATATGCGTGGCGAGGCGATGACGCGCGCCATCGCCGGCGAGGGCGGCTTCGTCCCAGAGCTGGAGCTGGCCTCGCGGCAGGTGCAGCGTGACCTTGGGTTCCAGCCAGAGCGCGTCTTTGCGCCGGGGACGCGGCAGCGGTTTCGCGCGCCGACGGCGCAGGCCGCCACCGTGACGCCGGGGACCGCGGTCGACACGGTGAGCGCGGGCCAGGTCGCGACGCAGTTCGCGCCGGGCGTGACCACGGCGGGCCGCGTCGCGACGCAGTTCGCGGCCCCGGCGGTTGGCGCGGGCCAGGTCGGTACGCGCTTCGCGGCGCGTGACGTAGGCGCACCAGGCGCCGCCCCAATGGCGCAGGGCGCCTCTGTCTTGGGCGAGGACCTCGCTCGCTACCAGAGCCCGTACCAGCAGGCCGTGATCGAGGCGGGGCTCTCTGACATCTCCCGCGCCGAGGAGCAGGCCCGCGCCGGTCGCGCCGCCCGCGCCACGCAGGCGCGTGCCTTTGGTGGCTCGCGTGCCGCGATCGAGGAGGGGATCGCCGCGGGAGAGGCGGCGCGTGAGCGCAACCGCTTCGTGGCCGAGCAGCGCGCGCGTGGCTTCCAAGAGGCCGCGGCGATGCGCGAGGCGGACGTGGGGCGCCAGCAGCAGGCGGCGCTCGCAAACCAGCAGGCGGCTCAAAACGTGATGCAGCTCGCGCAGGCGGGCCAGATCAGCAACCAAGAGCGCGACATCCGGCTCCAGCAGCTCGGGCTCACGGCGGAGCAGGCGAATGTGGAGGCGCAGATGCGCGCCGCGCTCGCGAATCAGGCCGCCCAGCAGCAGGCGCAGCAGCTCGGCCTCACCGCCGAGCAGTTTAATGTAGAGCAACAGGCGCGAGTCGCGCTCGCTAACCAACAGGCCCAGCAAGAGGCCGCGCGGCTGGGCCTCACGGCAGAGCAGGCGAACCAGCAGGCGATGCTCGAGGCCGCTCGCTTGAACCAAGCGGCGCGTCTCCAGGGCCAGCAGATGACGCAGGGCCAGCAGCAGTTCAACGCGCAGCAGCTCCAACAGATCGCGCTCGCCAACCAGCAGGCGCGGCAGCGTGCGCAAGAGATGGGCATGACCGCCGAGCAGTTCAACGCGGAGCAGGCCATGCGCGCGGCGCTCGCCAACCAAGGCGCGGGCCAGCAGGCGGCGCAGTTCCGGCTTGGCGCGGCGACGCAACTCGGCGACTTTGGTCGTCAGGCGCTCCAGAACCGCTACGGCGCCGCGGCGGCGATGACGGGCCTCGGAACGGCGCAGCAGAACTTGATGCAGCAGTACCTTGACCGACAGTACCAGGAGTTCGCACGCCAGCAGAACTATCCGCTCCAGCAGCTCGCGATCCGGCAGGGCGCGATCGCGGCGAGCCCGTATAACGTGACCCAGACCGGGACCGTGACGAGCCGCCCGAGCTACTGGCAGATGGCGGGACAGATCGGGAGCACGATCGCCGGGTTCTCCGACGAGACCATGAAAAAGAACGTCTCCAAGATCAAGAACCCGCTCGACAAGGTGAACCGGCTGAAGGGGATCGAATTTGAGTGGGAAGACGAATACAAGGGAGACGTGGAAGAGAACGGCCAGGAGCCAGAGGGCAAGAGCATGAGCGTCTCCGCGCAGGACGTGGAGAGCGAGATGCCCGAGGCCGTGGAATACGCCGACAACGGCAAGATGATGGTCGACTTCCCGAAGGTGGTCGGGCTCTTGACGGAGGCCGTCAAAGAACTCGACGCCAAGGTAGAAGGCAAGAAGCGCAGGGGTAAGAAATAATGCAAGTCTCAACCGGGCAAGCAATCTTCAGCGGCGAGACAAACCCGCTGCTGCGCGCGATGGGCAAAAAAAAGAAGGGCGGCATCATGGACATCCTCGGGCAACTCTCTGGGGCAGGCGCGACAGAGGACGAAGAAGATCTCTCCTCATTTCTCGGAAAGGCCGCCCAGGGTAAGGGCGGCGCGCCGGTTTATGACCCGAACAAATATTACGGTGGCCTATACAGCATGTACGGCGGTCGCAAGGTACGCGGCGGCCTCTTGGGAGAGTGACAATGGCACTGCTTGATACACTGAGAAAAATTCCACAGCGCATCGGGAAAAACCTTGAGCGCAACATTGGTGGATTATTGGGCGAGAACATTGAGGGTCTCTCCGAAGAAGAGCGTCGCGCCATCCGCAGGCAGGCGGCGACCGCAATCTTTGACGCGATGGCGCAGGGCACGACTCCAACCGCAAACCTTGAGCGCGTGGCCGCGATGGCCGGCGCTAGGCTTGAGGCCCAGAGGGGGCGCGAGCGCCAAGCCGCCGCAGAGGCCGCGCTGCCGGGTATCGTCGGCCGCGTCTATGGCGGGCGATCGCTTGGACAGATTGAGACCGCGCCAGGCCTTGACCCGGCGTCTCGCCTCACCGCGAGTTACCGCAGAGACCCCGCAGAGGCGATGGCGATGCTCTCTGGCACCCGCGCTGGCCTAGACGTTGGCCAGATCTCTCCGGCGCTCGCGACCGCGGCACAGGAGGGCATGAAGCCCGAAGAGTACGTCTATCAAAACGTGCCCGGCGTCGGGCTCGTGGCGGTAAACCGTCGCAACCCAGAGGATCGCAAAGTGATCCAGCGCGAGGTGCGGCAACCAAAAGAGGCAGCGCAGCCGACGCTGCGGCAGGTGCGTCTACCGAACGGGATGGTCCAGGATATGTGGATCTCGCCGGGACAGTCGACCGGGACTGCGGTCGGCGCGCCCTACACCCCGAAGGGAGAGGGCGGCACGGGCGAGACCCTCAACGCCCGCCAGCAGTCCGGCGTGAACATGACCAGAGACGCTGCCTACACCTACGCGTCGAACCTCACCGGCGTGAGCGTCGAGAAGCTCAAGACGATGACGCCGGTGGAGATTGAGCAACTGATCAGCACCCGCGGCGGTCGCGTGTTGCAGGGCGGAACCGCGAGGATGATTAGCAACCTCCCGATCGTTGGAGACCTCGGTAAGTCAATCGTTGAGTCTTCCAACGCCGACCTCATCGGTCCGTCGACCACGGGCGGTGCCGGTATCGCGATGGTACAGAACCCGACCGGGCCGATCACCGGCACCGACGTGGAGGTCGGCGTGCGGCAGTTCCCGAACCCGATGCTGCCGGCTCCGGTACAGGGACAGATGATTCGATCCATCCTTGAGCAAGCCGGGCCCGTCGAAGAGTACGACGCAAACGGAAACCCAGTCGGGCGCAAGCGCTCCGGCGCAACCGGGAACTGGTGAGGTATAAGACATGGCGATAAAGGTAGCGATGCCGGACGGCACGACCGCGGTATTCCCTGAAGGGACCAAACCGGAAGTTATTGAACGCGTGCGGCGGCAAAAGATGTCACGCGCCACGCGTCAACCGCAAGAATCGGAGCCCCCTGGGATGCTCCAGACCGCGATCCGCGGCTTTGGCCAGGGCTTCACGTACGGCGGAGCCGACGAGGCCATCGCGGCGATTGAGTCTGGCGCGGGGGTCATGCCCTACGGCCAGAGCATGCAGCAGCAGGCCGCGGAGCGCGAGGCGATGCGGCGCGCCAACCCGTTCACCTATGCAGCCTCGGAGTTTGCCGGCGCGCTGGCGTCTCCTAACCCGTTTGGCAAGCTGGCCTCGGTCACGGGGACGGGCGGGCGCCTCTTGACGCAGGCCGGCATCGGCGGCACGACGGGCGCCATCCAGGGCGCGCTCGAGGCGCAGCCAGATAGTCGGCTCTCTGGCGCGGTCAGCGGCGGAGCCGCCGGCGCGGTCACTGGACCAGCCTTTGGCGCGGCGATGGACTTTGCGCGTGGCGCGCGTGCCGTCATGGGGCGCGCGTTTAGGCCAGACGAGCCGCGCGTCGCGTCCCAGGAAGTCCTCGGCGCGCTACGAGAGGCCGGACTGACGACGGACCAGCTGCGGCAGCAGATCCTCTCGGGGAGGCCCGGCGAGATCAACCCCCTCGGGATGATGATGGGCCAGCCTGGGCAGATGGCCGCGGAACGCGCCGCGCTCGGTGGCGGGCAGGCGGCAGACATAACGCGCGCGGTGTCGGAGGATGTCCTCGGCGGGTCTGGCGCCCGCGTGATGCAGGTCGTCAACGAGATGACCGGCGGGAACCGTCAGTTCACGCAGGACATCCTTAAAAAGTTTAAGGACATGCGCAACGCGAACGCCACCAAGTTATACGGCGACGCCCGCGCGGTCGGGATCGTGCAAGACGACGAGATCGTCAGCACGATCGTCGGCGACCCGCTGCTGCGCGCGCTCTACAAAAAGGCGCAGGTCAACGCGCAGCGTCAAGAAAAAATAAAGCTCCCGGATCTTGTCGATAAAAACGGGGACCTGATCCAGAACGCCTACCCGTCCGTGGCCGCGCTTGATTACCTCATGCGCGCGGTGGGCGCAAAGAGAGACCAGGCGTTTCGAGCCGGCGACGTGAACGCCTCCGGGATCAAGGCGCTATTCGACCAGCTTGATACACGCGTCAAGGCGCTGGTGCCAGAGTACGGCGCGGCGCGCGCTCGATTCTTTGAGGACTCTGAGCTGATACGGCTCTCTGAGCTTGGCCAAAAGTTCAGCGCGATGTCGGAGTCTGATCGCAAGGTCGCGCTCCGTGCACTGAGCCCAGAGCAGCAGTCTGTGGTGCGCGACACCGCACGAGACGCCTTTTACAACAACCTCGCCCGCATGGACGACGCCGGAATGGCGCGCGCACTTGTCTCGAGCAAACAGAACAGGGACTTCCTTGATTTCATTGCAGAGACGCCGGAGCAGGCCGCGCAGGCCGCGCTTCGGATCAAGCAAGAGCGGCGCCTCCAGGAGTTTGCCCGCAAGATCAACCCGAACATCGGGTCGGACACGGCGCGCAGGATGGCGGCAGGCGGCGCAGGCGTCGACCAACTGGCGCGTACCGAGCAGGTCGCGCAGTTTGCTATGGGCAACAGCGCGTCGCGTTTTATGACGCTCTTAAACATTGCGGGCGGCCGTCTCCGTGGACTGACGCCCGCGGTGCGTGAAGACATGGCCCGTATGCTGACCCAGATGGACCCACAGCAACAGATGGCCGTGCTAGACAGGCTTGATATTGAAGACCAAAAATTGATGCGAGACGCGGCAACCCGCGTGGCAAAAAAGGTCGGCTCTGTGCAGTTTGGTGGGCGGCTCCCTGGGCTGTTGTCCACTCAAGAAGAGAAGTAACTCATGGACCTCTTCGAGATCTTTACCCGCGCGTGGCCGATGGTCTTGGCGTTTATTACGCTGATCATCGTGTTGTCAAAACTTGACCTGCGGGTGGCGGTGCTTGAAGAGAAGGTCAAGACGCTGTTCGACTTAATCAACAAGGGAAAGTGACATGCTCGACACACTCCTCGGCGGCGTATTTGGTGGACTCCTGCGTCTAGCGCCAGAGGCGCTCAAGTTCTTCGACAGCAAGAACGAGCGCAAGCACGAGCTCGCGATGCTCGAGGCGGAGATGAAGTTCGCCCAGGTGAAGGGCGAGATCGCGATGAAGCAGACCGAGGCCCAGATGACGATGGCCGAGGTGGCGGCGATCGGCGAGGCGTTCAAAGAACAGGCCGATACGGCGAAGTCCGCCGGGTGGTTTGTGGCGGCGCTCTCTGCGCTGGTGCGCCCCGTGACGACGTATCTCTTTGTCGTGGCCTACGCGCTCGTGAAGATCGCGGCGTTTCAGATCGCGCTCGCGCAGGGCGGCGACTGGAAGTCTGTTTTGATGTCGCTCTGGTCGGCCGACGACATGGCGGTCCTTAACATGGTGCTCTCGTTCTGGTTTGTGGGTCGCGTCTATGAACGCACCAAGGCTTGACGAGGCGATCGAGGCCGCGGCGACACTTTGCAGGCACTTTGAGGGCTTCAGGAGCAAAGTTTACATCTGCCCGGCTGGATACCCTACACAGGGTTTTGGGACCGTCTTCAAGCCAGACGGGACCCGCGTATCAATGGATGACCCACCAATCTCGGTCGAGCAGGCCGAGGCGTGGCTCATGTCCGAGCTGCGGACCAACTACGGCGCCGGGATACTGAAGGCCAGCCCGAACCTCATAAACCACCCGAGGGCCTTGGCGGCGGCCATTGATTTTGCATACAATCTTGGCGTCTCACGGTATAGGGCGAGCACGTTGCGAAAGCGACTACAGGCCGAGGACTGGGAGGGTGCCAAAGAACAACTCATGCGCTGGACCAAGGCCGGCGGTCGTGAGTTGCCGGGCCTTGTCCGACGCCGCAAGGCCGAGGCGGGCCTTTTGCCGTGAAGCCACGCACCGACGGCATCCCCAAAAAGTTCCAGCTCGCGGGCCACACGATCGAGGTGCGGACGGTACCGCGCTCCAAGTGGAGGCACGGCAAGAACTGCGTCGGCATCTGGATACCAGACGTATATCGCATCGAGGTCATCGCCAGCCTGCGCGGCAGCGCGCGGCAGCAGGTCTTCACGCACGAACTCATCCACGCCCTGCTCGATGTCGCCGGCCACGACGACCTCTCGCGCAACGAGCAGCTCGTCGATCGCCTGGGGCACCTCTTGCAGCAAGCCATGACCACGATGGAATGAGGCGCCACCTCATCATCCCCGACGCGCAGGTCAAGCCGGGGAGCCGAATAGATCACGTCAAGTGGGCCGGCGAGGCGATTTTAGATTATCGCCCCGACGTGATCGTGTGCCTCGGCGACTGGTGGGACCTCCCGAGCCTCAACAGCCACGCCGAAAAGGGCAGCGCGGAGCTCGAGGGCGCTCGTTACCAAGGAGACATCGACGCCGGCAACAAAGCATTCCGCCTGCTCGACAGTTACCTCAAACGGTCGCGCAGCAAGACGTGGCACCCGCGGCGCGTATTCCTCGAGGGCAACCACGAGAACCGCGCCAACCGCGTATCAAAAAATGACCCGAAGTGGCAGGGCGTTATCGGTTCGCAGAACTGCCAGACGCTCGACTGGGAGCGCCACCCGTTCCTCAAGATCGTGGAGATCGACGGGGTCGCGTATTGCCACTACTTTGCCAACCCCTTTAGCGGCAAGCCGATCGGCGGCACCATCGTCAACCGCCTGAACTCCATCGGCAAGTCGTTCGTCCAGGGCCACCAGCAGGGCTTTCTGTACGCGAGCAAACAATACCCGGACCACGTTAAGCACGGACTCGTCGCGGGGCGCTTTTACCTAGAGCACGAAAACTATCGACCCGACGACGTGCAAAAATCTGAGTGGAACGGAATCGTCGTCCTCAACGGCGTGCGGCGCGGCGACTATGACCTCATGCCGCTGCGGATGGACTATCTGCGCCGCAAGTACGGCTAGCGCCCGCGCTTAATCGCGAGCAAAACCAACACCACGCACGCCAGAGCCGAGGCGGCGTCGATCAAAAAATCAATCACGACACGCGCAGCGCAGACTCGGCGAGCGCCGACGCGCCGGGCGCGTTTGACTTTGCGATGTCCTCGAGCGCGGACCTGTAACGCTCGATGATCCCGCGCTGCATCATGTCCTGGTGCGTCGCCTCCACGCGCCAGCGCATGATCCCAGATCGCTCGTGCTCGAGGGCCTCGATCCGCTTGACGTAAGCATCAAGCCGGTCCTGCTGCTCTTGGATGATGACGCGCAGCTCCTCCTTGGTGCGTGCGCCGCTCAACCAGGCATCTAGCCACGCCCTCGGGGGGCTCTCCGTGTCTACTGTCACCATATAAGTTCCGGCTACCGCGACGGGGCCGGTGCTCCGTAGCTGACCACGCGGCTTGGCTCTAGGGTTACTTGTCCATCATCTCCATGTCGTCGTATATCTGCGCCGCCTTCGTACAGAACCACGCCGCCTTGCGTAGGTCCTGCCCAAAGTTATCCTTCCGCCCGGCGCGGGAGAGGTACTTGAGCGCAGAGCCGTGGCAGTACGCGACCGCACCCTCGTGGCCGAGGACGGCCTGGATGTAGTCGATCGCCTCGATCTTCTGCCCCTCTGGCAGGGTGATCTTATAGTGGCGCGGGTCGTTCACCACGTCTTCAACGTCGTCGATAAACCCGAGCCCATCAAAGGGCGGCGGTATCTCTGCGAGCCTATCCTGTGCCATGCGTAGCCTCACCCTGTTACCAGCCGGGCGACGCGGATAGCGATCCCGACAAATAGGCCAACCGAGACCGCGGCCGCCATCGCCACAAAGAGCGTCACCAGTACATACAAGACCGTGACGATCGTATCCGTCGCAATATCTTTGTCCGTCATGCTGCCCTCTTCTTGAGTCGTTCGTTTAGATCATGCAGCGCCCGCAGGTGCAGGAACGCCGGCCAGGCGTCGTCGTCGAGCGACGGGTAGAAGTGGTGCCCGAAGTCACCGTTCTCTTTCGAGAACCGCAGGACGTGATACCCGCCGTCGATCTTGTTGCCGCTGGTCTCTTCGTAGGCCTTGGCGTACGCCGCGACCTGCATGAGGTACTCGGGGTACACCGCGCCAGAGGTCTTGAAGTCGCCCAGGACCAGCTTGCCGTTGAGCCTGCCGATGAAGTCCAGCGTCCCGCCGTAGCGGTGCGCCTCCGACAACACCGGGACCTCGCAGTCGATGATCTCGAGCTGCGTCCCCTTGACCCAGAACTCAAACCCCGAATAGGCGCTCACGACCTGCGCGCGAAACGCCGCGGGCTCCGAGGTCTTCGCGTTCTGCATGACCTTCTCGAGGTGCGCCATTGGGTCCGCGCCCTTCACGAAGGCCTCGCACATCTCGTGGACGCAGGTCCCGATCGCGAGCGCGTCGTTGCCCTCGTATAGGCCGGCCGGGGCGTCCCTGCCCTGTCCCTCCAGCACCCCGTGTGCGCGGCCAGTCTTGTAGGCCCAGAGCAAGAGCGCGCCGGGGTCCTTGATCTTTAAGATGGTGGTGACGGACGGCACCTTCGTGCCGTCTGCCAGTTTGTAGCCCGTGCGTGAGGTCGCCATTAAAAGGCCACCTCGTCGTCCTTGAACTCCTCCACTACCGCCGCGGGCGCGGCCTTGGCGGGGGCCTTCGGCGGGTCGATGATGCGGCCCGCGATCTTGTCCTGGACCCACGCCGGGAGCTTGTCAAAGACCGCCGCGTCTGGCGACTCCACCGAGTACCAGAGCGACTCGCCCTCAAGCGTCGGGGCCGGCATGCCCTTCGGCAGCGGCATGATGCTCGTGAGGTTCGCGTAGGTTTTCTCGCCCTTAACGGCGTGCGTTATATTGACGAACGCGGGCTTGCCGAGGACGTTCACGAGGTCGAACTTCTTGAGCTCCTCGGGCGTGAAGGCGCGACCGCGCCAGGACTGAAGCAACTGCCGTAGGGTCGCCTTTTCGTTGAGCGACAACCCGACCGTGCGAGAGATCACCGCCGGGAGGCTCTTCGTCTCGCCGTCCTTCGTGATCTCTACGCGCTCCGAGGGAATCTGGAACCGCAGCAGCAGCGTGCGCTTTGGCGCGAACTGACCGCCGGGGCTCGGCTGCACGCCCAGGTCCACGAGCATGTCGCAGACCGCGGCATAAGCGCCGGCCTCGATGGGCTTGCGCTCGGGGTAGTTTCCGCCTGAAGAGGCGCTGACGTAGATAGACATTTTCGTTACTCCTTCGTATAAACGATGTAGATACAGTTCACCAAAGATTATGCGGGGACCCGGCGCGGCGCCGAGAGCTCCGCCAGTTTGGCGGGGGAACCGACCGCCAACTTTCTTGAGCCGCCGCTTGTAGGCGGCGGATTAAATCTAAGACCCAGCGGATCACCACTCCTCCGGCCGCAGGATCGCGCACACGATTGCCGCCACGCCGAAGACCGCGAAGGCCCCGGCGAGGGTCATCCACTCTTCAAAGGTGGCAAAGCCGGCGACGAGCTCCATCACGCCACCCCCGGCAGGCGATCGCGCGCGACCTTGTTGAAGAGAGCGCGTGCCTCTTGGCCGAGACCGGCGCGGTCGAGCTCCTCGATCATGCGACGCAGATCATTGAGCTCGCCCTGGCCGCGGCTCCAGACCGAGTGATCGTCTGAATAGTTGTAGAGCCAGTCGTGGCGGTGGAGGGCCTGGGAGAAAGTGTCGAGGGTGGTCATGATTGACTCCTGGGCGGCTTACGCCGCCGCCTCTGTAGCCGAAACAACCGCCCACGAAGCGCGAAAAGCCGCAGGAACGTCGTTAGATAAAAATTGAGGAGCGGCAACCCCGCGAAATTTACGAGCCGGAACTTGAATCGCGAGATCAAATCGAGCAGCGTCCGTTGCGCCCGCAGAGCGAATTGCCTGAAGATTGCCGCGAACTGCAACGACGTTCGTCGCGCCGAGAAAACCTCGGGCGGGATAAATGACGATGTTCATGTTTACTTTGCTCATGTTTGTCTCCTTCTATCGCTTCGTCCGGCACCTTGCCGGGGAGATCAGAATGTAGCAAAGCGCTTTTCGAGTTACAACCCCCCGGTGTAATTTCTTTTTCCTGGCCCCTTGTCTGGGCTCCACCGTGGGTTGTAATCTTGCGACATGAGCAGAAAGATCACGCCGCAGCAGGCGGCAATAATTCACGCCGTGTCTAAGGCGGGCGGGCAATCCGCCCTGGCGCGGGAGTTGGGGGTCAGGCCACAGGCGGTCCAGAAGTGGTGCGCGTCGGGGCGGCTGCCGCCGCTGCGCGTCCTTGCCGTCGAGGCCGCGACTGGTGTATCACGCAAGGCTCTGAGGCCGGACATCTATCCATGAAACCAGAACTCACCGCGATCGTGCCAGTCGAGAGGGTCCTCGAGCTGGCGAGGCGTTACCCCGTATTTCCATGCAGGAGAAAAGATGAAACAGACCAAGAGGGGCGCACGCTCAAAGCCAAGAGCCCGCTCACCAAAAACGGATTCAAGGACGCCACCCAAGACGAGGCCCAGATACGTCGATTCTGGGCCGCTCACCCTGACGCCCTCGTCGGCGTCCCGACCGGGAGCCGCACCGGCCTCGCCGTCATTGACTTCGATACCAGCAAGGCTGGGGTCGCTGCTCAAGAGTGGCTATCTGAAAATCAGGGCGCTCTTCTAAGCACCCGCGTACACCAGACCGGCGGCGGCAGCGGCGGACGGCACTACCTCTTCAAGTTACCGCCCGGAGTCAAGATCAGGGGCGGCGCCAACGTCGTCCTCGGGAAGGTCAAGCGCGACGGTTTAGACATCCGCGCCGAGGGTGGCTACATCATCTGGTGGCCGCTGCACTTCGGCCAGAGCGGTCCGCTCGAGGAGGTCCAGCCGCTGCCCGCTGGCCTCATCGACGAGCGCCGGATGGACCTTGAACTTCCGGCGGAGGTCGCGGCCAAGTTACCGCCAAAGCCCGGCACCAGCGGAGACTTCCAGCGCGAGCTGCGGCGGATCACCGAGGCCCTCGTCTTCATCGACCCGGCTGACTACGACCCGTGGCTCATGGTAGGGATGGCGCTGCACCACGCCTCCGGCGGCGCCGACGACGGGCTCGAGCTCTGGGACGCCTGGTCAAGCGGGTGCGTCACCGGCGTACTGCCAGACTCCTACGCGGGCCGCGCCGACATCGAGTATCGGTGGCAGTCGTTCCACCTTGATCGTGGCGGCGGGGTCACGCTCGGGAGCCTATTCAACGCGGCCAAGGCGGGCGGCTGGGTCAACGTGCCAGAGGCGGTGCGGCTCGGGCCGCCCAAGCGCGAGGAGCCCGAGGATTTCCGTAGCTACGAAAACCTGCCCGAGGCGCTCGGGATGGAGCGCGTCCGCGAGCCGCAGATCGTACACACAGCGTCCGGACAACAATCCGGGACCGTGACACCTGGTGGCATAGTCGCGAGCCGTCGCCTCATCCTTCGGCCCATCGGCGAGATCGTCACCGAGCGGCGCGAGGCGAGCTGGCTGATCCATAACGTGCTCGAGGCCAACGTGCTCGCGGTGCTCGCCGGGCCACGAGCCAGCTTCAAGTCGTTCATCGCGCTCGACTGGGCGATGCGTATCGCGGCGGCTGATAATCCCGTGGTGATCCTCTCGGGCGAGGGCGCGGGCCTCGGCCGTCGCGCCGAGGCATGGATGCAGGAGCACGGCAAGGGGCGCGACCTCGAGGAGCTGCGGCTCATGGCGCTGGAGTCGGTCGCGAACCTTAACGCCGACGAGGAGATGACCATGCTCCAGAGCGCGATCGACGAGGCCGGGATACGGCCGGCGCTCGTGGTCGTGGACACGTTCAGCAAGTTCAGCGCGGGGCTCGACGAGAACAGCAACCAAGAGGTCGCCGAGTATCTCTCCAAGCTCACGATCGGGCTGCGCGAGCGGTACACGGCGACGGTGCTGCTGGTGGCGCACTCGGGCCATGGTGACGCGAAGCGTCCGCGTGGCGCCAGCGCGCTCATGGCTAACCCAGACGCCGAGTATATCGTCGAGCGGCCAGACGCCCAGGGCATGGCGGTCAACGTGACCCGCGAGCGGTTCAAGGACACGGCCTCCATGTCTCCAATCGGATACGAGGCCGTCGAGGTGGACCTCGGGCGCGTGGATCGGTACGGCGAGGGCGTCAAGTCGCTCGTGATGCGGGCCACCGACCCGGTGGTCGCGACCAAGAAGGCGACGCCGCAGGGCAAGGTCCAGAAGATGATCCTGGACGCGCTCCGGGCGCGCCAGAAGGCGTCCGAGACGACCCTGATCTGGACCATGGTAGACCTGCGGCAGGTCGGAAAGGAGTGCGGACAGAGCAAGCAGTCTGTCCACAGGGCGGTCGAAATGATGGCCATGAGCCCGTTCCTGACCAGCACGGTGGGTGGGTTCAGGCTCTCGGAAGAGGGGTTAAAGTAGGCGGTCAAAAAGTCAAAAAGGTCAAATTTTGACCACGTTTTGACCGTCCATGCGGTCAAAAAGGTCAAAAAACCCTATATAGGGTTTTGACTTTTGACCATGGATTTGACCAGACATAGGATAAATATGTGAGGAAGAAAAGATTGCTCCAGCAGGCTAGGGTGGGGGGTGGTGGTGTTGTAAAGAAGCAACAACCTGTTGCTGATACGCCACTGGCTAAACGCATGGCGGAAGAGGGTGGCCCGGAGATGCTGGCCGACCTCAAGACGCTACAGTCGCACTTTGGTGCAAGGCTGCTGCACTACCGCGACAGGCACGGCGAGGTCGGGAAGATGCCGAGGTGGCTCGATGACACAGAGTGAATTCAACCTACTCGGGCCGCTGGTCTGGGAGGACTCGGATTTCTGGGGCAAGACCTCGGCCTGCCGGCGGTTCTCGATCCGTGGCCAGACGATGAACGGAAAGCAGGAGTTCGTCCTCTGGCGGCGTGGACCAGACGGCAGGGTGATCCCGAAGCACCTGGGGTCGTTCGAGACGTTCGAGGCTGCCGCGGCTGAAGCCGAAGAGCACAAGTACCGCGACCCGCCGAAGCGCAACGGCATCCACGACTGGAGGCCGACGTGGGGGAAATAAAGCGCTGCCCGATCTGTCTGGTTGAGAACACGGGCGGTCGCGTTCACGGGTGGCACAAGAACGGGTCGCGCAAGAAAGGCTATACGCCGCAGCAACTCACCGAGATGGCTCTGGTCACGATCGAGCAGAACCGGGTGAGGGCGATTATTTGTGACGCCGTTGACCTAACGAGGCAGCCGCTTCACTGGCAACCAAAGCCAAAGAAGTCTCGCAAGGAGTATCACCGAGACTATTACTGGCGCCACGCCGAGAAGCGGAGGACGCAACGCAAGGTCAGCAAGAGCCTGCGTCGTAGGCTGCGGCCCTTGATCGCTGATCTCTGTCGTGCGGTAGACTTGGGCCGAATCAGTGCGGGGTGGTGATGGGTAAGCGACAACGAGAGCGTGGCGCCGAGACAGAGCGCGAGGTCTGCGAGACAATCTCCGAAAAGATCGGCTGGGTCGTCAAGCGTGAGCTCGGCCAGGCGAGAGACGGCGGGTGCGATATTCGACTCGGGCAGTTTGTGCTCGAGGTCAAGCGCAGGAAGGCAATCGCGGTCTATGAGTGGATCGACCAGGCATCCGCGGCGTGCGCGCCGTACGAGATCCCGGTCGTGGTCTGCCGTGCAGACAAGCGCGAGTTCCTCGTCATCCAGCGGCTAGAGGACTGGCTCAAGATGGCGAAGGGAGAGCTGCCCGAGCGATGAGGTGCCCAAAGTGTGGCAAGCCTAGCGAGGTCGTGAAGGTCTACCAGTTCACGGCAGAGGCCCGCAGGCGCCGAGAGTGTGTCACGTGCGGCTTCAGGTTCACGACCAGCGAGAAGGTCTGGCGGAAGGTCTACGCCGAAGAGATCCGCGCCGCAAAGGCAGCGCCGAGGATTGGCCGAAAGGTTGACCAGGCAGAGCGACCGAGAAAGACCTACAGCAACTTCGACGTGGTGCCGCTCGAGGGATACGAGATGGACCACGAAGACGTGACGACCTACGTTCATATGCAGGATGATTGATGGCAGGGACACCGATTAAACGAGCCAGGCACGAGAAGGCGCTGGCAATCATGGCGAAGCCTGACTTCTGGGAGATGCTCTGGGAGCACTTGGCCGAGGGCAACACGCTGCGATCGTTTGTGAGCGGCAGCGACGTGCCGTATGGCGTGCTCTGGCGAAAGATGCAATCCGACCCGGTCTTGATGGAACGCTACGAGATCGTGCGTAACGCGAGAGCGCTTGCAAACGCGGAACGGATCGAGGCGCTGGCCGAGAAGGTCGAGACCGAGCAGATGGACCCGAACGCGGCGAAGGTCGCGATGGGCGCGAGGCAGTGGCTCGCCGAGCGAATGGACCCGAAGCGCTGGGGAAACAAGATCCAGCAGGACGTGAAGATCACCGACACGACGCAGCTGCACTTGCAAGCCGTGCGCGATTTAATGCGGACCGTGAGCGTTGTAGAGCCCGAAAAACTGACCTCTGACACTGACGCGTCAGCGTCGCCGGCCGCGCGCGATTCATCAGTGTAATGTTATAACATAACACTTTTTTATGCATAAAAACCCGCATAATCACGCTCCGCGCAAAACGCAACTCGCGCAAGTCATTGATTCGCAAGGAATTATGCTGCGAAGTGCGTATAATACCCATTATGTAAAGTTGACCATCAGGCGGTCAGTCGATGCGTAAGTCGTTGATTCTCAACGGATCGGCGGTCGCGACCGCCCGCGAACCCCCCCCCGGTGGGTGCCACCGCCGGGGGCGGGCGCTGGCGTAACCCCACACAGGCCAACCCGAAAAAATGCAGAACCCGTACCTAGACTTCGTTAAACGCTACCACGCGGCCCCTGTGGCCTTCGTGGAGGAGGTGCTAGGCGTCACCCCAGACCCGTGGCAGAAGACGCTCTTGAGCCTCCTGGCTGCGGGAGAGCGCAAGATCTCCGTCCGCTCCGGCCACGGCACCGGCAAGTCCACCGTCGCGTCCTGGGCCATGCTCTGGTACATGCTCACCCGCGTCCCCGTAAAGGTCGTCGTCACGGCGCCCACGGCCAGCCAGTTGTTCGACGCCCTCTTCGGCGAATGCCGCCGCTGGGCCAAGCTCCTACCCCCCGCCGTGGGGGAGTTGCTCGAGATCAAGTCCGACCGAATTGAATTAAAGGCCAGCCCCGAGGAGGCCTTCATCTCCGCCCGCACCAGCCGCGCCGAGCAGCCCGACGCGCTGCAAGGCATCCACGCCGAGTTTGTGCTGCTGGTCGTGGACGAGGCCCCCGGCGTATCCGAGGCGGTCTTCGAATCCGCGGGCGGCAGCATGTCGGGCCACGCCGCGACGACGCTCCTACTCGGCAACCCCACCCGGACGCAGGGGTATTTTTACGACACCTTCCACCGGCTCGCGCCGGAGTGGAAAAACCTCCACGTCTCGTGCCTCGACTCGCCGCGGGTGAGCGAGGACTACGTGAGGGAGATGTCGAGCCGCTACGGCGAGGGGTCGAACGCGTACCGGGTCCGCGTCCTGGGCGAGTTCCCGGTCGCCGACGACGACACCCTGATCGGGCTGGAGCTCGCGCAGTCGGCGCTCGACCGTGACGTGGCCCAGAACACCAACGCGCCGATCGTCTGGGGCCTCGACGTGGCGCGCTTTGGCGCGGACTCCTCTGCGCTCTGCAAGCGCCAAGGCAACGTCGTCCT